ATAATTAATGGCTACACTAGCAGAACAACTTGAATCAGCATTGGAAGGCACTGGATCAGCAATGTCTGCTAGTGATATTGGAGAAATGCTATCAGGTACTGCTACGTCTATACAACCGGGAACGATTACACCAATAACTTCTCAACAAAGTAATCAACTTTCTTGGAATAATGTGTTCAAGAAAATTTCAGAAGGTATGCAGTTACAACCGGGAGAAGGATTACCTGAAGTACCTAAAAACATACCTGCTAGTACTTTTTACCGCACAGCCACTCAAGCAGGTTCTATTCCAGCTGGCGCATCACAGTTTTTTACTAAACCACTTGCTCCTGAAACTCCTACTATGGAAACAGGTGTTACTGAGACTGCTACTACAGAACCTGAAACAACTGTTACTTCTGGTACACAAAATGTAGTAAGACAGATTCAAGAGGCAGTTGATCTTGATGGATCAGGCACTGACGTTGATTTTTACGATGATCCGTTTGCAGATTACATGGAAGATCAAAGACGTTCAGCAGCTGAAGCACTAGGTTATGATCCAGATGCTATGGGTATAGATCGTATTAAAAGTGATTTTGCAATATTTCGTGATGCTGCAGCTGAAAAATTAACTGATCCTAAAACTTTACTTGGTTTAGCACTTCCAACGCAACTAAGTTTGCCTCTTACAATACTTCAAGCTGCATTTAGCGAAGGTCATGGTCAAATAGGTAGATCAGGAATAGTTGCAGACGATTATTGGGGTGAAGATGGCAGTACAACAGTAACTCCTACATCTGTTTATGGTTTTGCAAGTATTCCCGGTTCTCCTTTTTCCTATGCTGTAGATGAACAAGGACGACAAGTGGTTCAAAAGGATGGAGTAGGTATATACGGGTTTAAAAGCACAATAAATGGACAGGCAGTGCACGATGTAAGACAAAAACAGTTGAGTATGGAAAAAGACCCACTATCACCCTATGGGTTTGGAGGCGATACTATAGGTGTATCTCCTCCTGATACAACGATAGCTGCATCTCCTCCCGGTGAAGCGTACGGTGATCCAGATGATGAAGATGAACCTGATACTCCCGGTGTAGATGCTGGAGGAAACCCAGATATAGGTGGTGATGATACAGCTGATGATACAAGCGATGATGGACCTGATCAAGACCCGTCAGAATAAAAAAAGGATAAATTACAATGGGACTATATACAAAAGATTTTGATCTAAAACAAGAAGGCGGTCCAGTAGAAGCTGGCTTTGCAGAAAATCCAGAGATGGCAAGTTTGGGTATGGTCAACGAACCAGATGCAATGCCACCACAGGAAGGTGGTAACAAATCTGTAGCTGACGATATTCCGCAAAATGCAAATGACGGTGATTACGTCTTACCTTATGAAACTGTGCTTTTGTACGGTATTAACCAACTAAATCGTTATGCAAAGGAAGCAATAAAACTAGCACAGAAAAACAATGTCGATCTGTCTGCTGCTAATGTTGATCCTGAAGATGACGTTCCAATTAAGATCAGTAACTATGAGTATGTTATTCCCAAAGGTCTTGTTCCATTTTTTGGTGGAGGACAGAAGTATCTGGATAAAATTCGTGATGAAGGTCTAGCGTTTAGACAAGAATTACAAGAACGTGGTGAAGGTGACGCTGCTGCTCAACAAGAAGCTACTGCTCCTGTCGGTCCTGAAATGAATGAAAGTTTTCTTAGCGCACCACCACCTATGATGGACGCGCCACCTGAGATGATGCCGATGGATGAGACAGCTATGGCACCACCAATGCCGCCGCCACCACCCCCGCAAGCGGCTCCCATGGAAGCAACGCCAGCACCAATGATGCAGAAAGGTGGATTTGTGTTATCTAAAGATAAAGATGCAGAAATACTAGAACAAGATAAACCTGAAACTGCAGAGTCAAAGCGCGTACAAGCACAACAACCTGCAATGATTACACCAGATGGAAAGAAAACACAACAAGGTCTGTCTGCACCTATGGGCTATGCTAATGGTGGTGACATCATGAAAGGTTTAGGTTTTGCTATGCAAGATGTTACTCCTTCAAATGTAGACTCCTATTTGCAAAACGCGAAGGACGCAACCAACATACTAACAGGTATGAAAAAGGCATTTGTAGAAAAACAACGTACTGATGAAAGACTAGCTTAATGCTTACTGATCAGTTTATTGACTTTGTTAAATATGTAGAGAACGGACCAAAGGTTGGTTGGGACGAAGAAAAACAACTTTGGTTTCCACACCGTTCACCAGAAGGTGGCAATGACACTATTGCCTATGGACATAAACTTTTAGATTCTGAAGTAGAGATGGCAAACAACGGTCTAACTAATGACGAAGTAGAACAACTTCTCATTGAAGACCTGCACACAGCTGAGAGCGGTGCCAGAAACATTTTGCTAACTCACTTCAACGAAAATTTTGATGACCTGTCACAGAACAGTCAGGAGATGCTGATTGACTTTGCTTACAACCTTGGAAGCTACGGACTAAAAAGCTTTCCTAAGTTTGTAGGTGCAGTTTGCAGCGACAATATGGAGGTAATGTGTGCTGAATACAAACGGTATTACACTGATGGATTTGGTGCAAAAAAAGAATTGAAACAACGTAATGAGGAATTTTACAAGTTGTTTCTAGCGTAGACGGCCACCTGCGATAGCGGCACCGTCATATAACACACCTACCGATGGCAACCTGCACACAGTGCAGCCCCAATAGAAGGAGAGGTAAAAATGGTTGACGAAAATATTAACGAGGAGAACGAAACAGAACTAGAGCCTACCCCGTATCAGAATGATTACAGGCGTAACTTAGAAGAACCACAGTTTAACGAAGAGGAAGATGCTGATAGCATTGACGACCCTGTAGAAGCTACTCGTCAAAAACTTGCTCAAACTGAAGGCTTGGCTTCTAAGCGAGGTGAAGAACAAACTCACGACTTCAAGAAACGTTATGATGATTTAAAGCGTCATTATGATAATAAGTTGAACGAATGGAAACAAGAGAAAGAACTGCTTAATGCTAAACTTTCTGTAGAGGCAAAAAAACATGATATACGAGAGTTGCCCAAGACCGAAGAAGAGTTAAGCGAGTTTAAGGAAAAGTATCCTGATGTTTACGATGTTGTCGAGACTATTTCTTCATTACAAGCTAATGAACGTGTAAAAGACATCGAAGAAAGACTTCATGATTTGCGTATAAAAGAACAAGAAGCTATTGTTCAAACTGCAGCGCAACAACTCATGAATCTTCATCCTGACTTTGAAGTTCTCAAAGAAAGTGATGTGTTTTTAAGTTGGCTTGACGAACAACCTGCTAGTATTTCTGATGGCATCTATAAAAATAATACAGATGTTAAATGGGCCGCTAGAGTTATTGATTTGTTTAAGGCAGATAACGACATTAAGACGCCAAAACCTCGTAATAAATCAAAATCAACTAAAAGATCACAATCTAAAACATCACGAAATGACGCAGCGCAAGCTGTAACAAGGACTAACTCTAAAATGTCTTTGGAACAATTTCAAGATGATAAAAAGGTTTGGTCTGTTCAGGAAATATCACGACTCAAACCTTGGGAATATGAAAAAGTCGAAAAGGAAATCGACAGAGCAGTTCGTGAGGGAAGAGTTGTAGATTCCGTAGAGTAAGAAAACAGCAATCGTCTATGATATAAAGGAGATATTATCATGGCATTTACTACTGCTGCAGGGTACGGCAATCTACCGTCAGGTAATTTTGTACCCGTCATTTACTCCCAAAAAGTCCTCAAATTCTTTCGTCGTGCTTCGGTAGCGGAAGCTATTACCAATACCGACTACGCTGGAGAAATTGAGAACTTCGGGGATACTGTTAACATCATCAAAGAACCGACCATCACGGTCAATGCTTACCAACGTGGTAGCACCGTGAACACTGAAGCTCTGGCCGATGACCAGATTCAGTTGGTGGTTGACCAAGGCAACTACTTTGCCTTTAAGGTCGATGATATCGAGGAACGTCATAGTCACCTAAACTTTGAGGCTCTTGCCACATCGTCTGGTGCCTACACTCTGAAGAAAGCCTATGACTACAATGTTTTGAAGAATATTGCAGACAATGCGGCTACGCCTTCAGGTACTCTAGCAACGCAAACAACCTCTGCTAACACTGGCGATGAAATTGCCGATCTGGTAGCACAGGCTGCAGCGGAACTAGATAAGAATGATGTTCCAGAAGAAAATCGGTGGCTTGTAGCTGCTCCACAATTTTACCAAGTACTACGTGGTGCTTCATCCAAGATTATGGACATGTCTGTAACTGGTGGTGGAGAATCGCCGCTTCTTAACGGTAAAGTTACTGAGCGTAAGCTGCACGGTTTTGACCTGTATCAATCTAACGCTATTGGCGTTGGAACGACAGGTTCTGAAGCAACGCATGTCTTCAACGACTCCGCAACCTCTGGACACACCTTGATTCTGTTTGGTCATATGTCTGCAGTTGTTACTGCTTCGCATATTGCCAAAACGGAAGTCATTCGTGATCCGAACAGCTTTGCCGACATTGTACGTGGTCTTCACGTATTTGGACGTAAAGTTCTTCGTGGATCAGGCACTGGCTACAAAGGCGTATTCAAAGGTCTGATGGACTTGGATAGCTAAAGGAGGGAATGAACAATGGCTACTTATAATCGTACTGTTACGGGCGGTGGCACTGTTGGACATCCTTCCAATGCTGCTGTTCCTTACGTCATCACTTCTCCCGTCTGGGATACTGCTGATGGCGGTACTGGTGGGGATATCGTTCAGTTGATCGACGTTCCTGCCGATACCATGATTGTTGCTGGGTGTCTAGAAGTTCTAGAAGCCCGTGGTAATGGTCAGATTACTTTGGATATTGGATTTACTGGTGGTGATGTAGACTGTTTTGTTGACGGTTCTGCATGTGCTGCTGGTTTCACTCCATTCCTAGAAGCTGCCGTAGGTGCATCTGGTGCTAATGCACGGATGCTGACAAGTGCTGACACTATTGATGCTCTCATTCTTGATGGTGGGTCATCTGGTGAAAGTGCGCTACGTTTCCGTATTCATGTTGTTATGGTTGACGTTTCTGTTAACCCTGTTGAATCGGCTACGGTGTCTACTGGCACGTAATCTTTAACTACAGTTTCGTGGGGTATCTGCAAAAACCCCACACCCTTTCTTGTATTGTATTGTTTTGTATGAAAGGAAACAAAATGTACTTTTTTAGAATACTTAATGAATATGAAATTAAAACCTGTACTGAAAAGCTAAAAGATTATCATGCTTTTAGTGATGGAAAGAAAACACAACCAACTTCTGTTATGAAGAGTAACACTGAGTCACTTAACATACCAGATGAAGTGCGAAAGCTCATTACAGACAAACTATACGACACACATTTCATGGACACAGTATACTGTCCTAATCGCGTATCGGTAAATTTTTATAATCAGTACGTAGAAGACGATCATTATGATATTCATGTAGATGAGTTTAAGGCACGACCTAAATCAAATAACACCTTCTTTGATTATGGTTTTAGTGTAAATCTACTGGACGATTATGAAGGTGGTGAATTTATACTTCAAACACCTATGGGGCAGATAGCTAAAAGACTAGAAGCTGGAGAGATTGCGTTATTTCCAATTATATACCCGCATGGTGTAGGTAACATAACAAAAGGTAAAAGAGTTAACATTATAGGCTGGATGTCAACTAACATTTCATACGAACAATCATTTATATTATATAATATGTTTCAAATAGGACAGGCAGTTAAAGCTGACACAAATATGTTTACAAAAGTTAATCTGGTTCAAAACTATCTAAAAAAAGAATGGAGTAAATAATTATGGCATTGAAAGAACCACAACCAGATCAAAAAGGTCTTAAAAAATTACCTAGACACGTACGTAATAAAATGGGGTATATGCAATCTGGCGGTATGATCGGTGCAGCCGACATGTCAGCAAAGAAAACTTCTGCACCAAAAAAGAAAAAGATGCCGCAATATTACATGGGTGGCGGTACTATCAAGAAAGGTAAACCTTACGCTTACGGTGGTCGTGTAGCTAAGTACAAGGAATAGACGATATGACTAGACCTAGAGGTAAAATGAAAGGTGAGTCAGATTTAAGTTATGCCATAGCCATGCTTAATTTTCATAAACACCCTATGAATCGTAGGATGGCAGGTGATAATAGTCGTGTTAAAGCTGCTGAAAAAAGAGTGCTTGATTTAGGTGGTAAAGAAGCTCTGTATGGAATTCAGGCAAGAGAACAAGCTAGAAAACAGGCTATAAGAAACAAAAGGTCACAACTTGCACCACGTAAAGGTCCAGTGCAACGTATGCCACAAAGACCAAGCACTCTGGGAAAACTATTTAAAGGTGCAAGCACTAAACCTAAAGGCGGGTTTCTTAAAGCGTTAGGTGATTCACCTATGACAAAAAAATCACCACGAGGACGTTCTATAATAAAACCACCTAAAGAAAATCCTGAACAACATAGTCGCAGAGGACCGTTTGGGATGCCTTTATTAAAAAAACGTCCCTCTCCAACCTCACGATACCGTGGTGGATCAGGTAAGAAAAAGTACAATCAAGCAGCTTACTTCGCAGGTCTAGGCGTCAATCCTAACACAAAACAAAATCAAGGCATATACAAACCATACGCTAATGGTGGTGGTGTTCGTAAACCAAAGTACAAGGAATAATCATGGCGACATTCTTACAGCTTACCAATCGTGTTCTTAACGAACTAAACGAAGTAGAACTTACATCTGCTAACTTTAGTTCATCCAGAGGTGTACAGACTATGGTTAAAAATGTTGTGAATAAATCTATTCATGACATATATAACTCTGAGGTAGAGTGGTCATATTTGTATACTGCAAAAAATCAAGTTACAACTGCAGGTACACGTAAGTATGATTATCCTACTGACGCACGAAAAGTAAACTTTAATTCGTTTGTGTTAACTCCTAAAGACCTTATTACCAACGGAGATTTCACTGCGAACATTACAAGCTGGACTACAGTATCTGGTAGCCCTTCTCAAACTTCTGCAACGGGTAACGGTGCGCTACGTCTTAATGCAGCTGAAGTGACACAGGCTATTAGCACGGTAGTCAATACGGAGTACGTAGTGCGTACGCGAACTGTAGGTGGAGACATTACACTAAAGATAGGTACTTCATCTGGTGGAACGCAGATATCAAGCACAACATTAAGTATTGACAACCTTGGTGATGGAGAGTATAATACTACTAAGTTTACTGCTACGGCTACAACTACGTACATTGGTCTAGCCAACTCTGCTTCAGCTAACTACGATGTAGACAGCATTGAGGTAGTAGAGAACATGCAGCCACAACGTCTAGTCTACCTATCTTATAATGAGTGGTTAGATACACATAGTGAAAGTGATCTAAACGTAACTCAATCTAGCCAATTCGGTATACCTCGTTACGTATACCGTGATCCTTCCAACGGTAGTTTTGGTCTTAGTCCAATACCTGATAAAAGTTCATACAATATTGCATTTGATTATTACGCTACACACACCGATCTTGACGCACATGGTGATACACCTACTCTTCCCACACGGTTTCATGACATCGTTGTTAATCGCGCAAAGTACTATGCGTACATGATGAGAGCGAACATGGCTGGCGCACAACTAGCAGAGAAAGACTATATGGAGGGTATAAAGCGTATGCGTGTAGAACTGATCAATCATCAAAACTATTTCTATCCTGCAGGTATCACAGGCAACACTCGTAACTTTGTTGGAGTCAATACTTAATGGCTAACATCACTGCACCAGAGTATATATCACCGTATGTTGTTACAACGTCAGGTGGTTTGGTGCTGGATAGAGACGTGTATACTATGCCTGTCGGTGCCGCCTCTATACTGCAAAACTTTGAACCGTCAGTGCGAGGAGGATATCGTAGATTAAGTGGAACTTCACGTTTTTCTTCTTCACA